CTTCTACCAAAGGTGGGCCTTTAGCCATATATGTCCGGGTTTAATGTACGATGATCATGTCACTACCATTATATTAGGTGATGACCATGTGAGTTCATTCTCAGACGATGTGATAGCTAACCCTATTGACTACCAGAAGTTCTTTCAAAATATTGGTCTAACCTATGGGTCTGCATTTAAAGGGGAAGAGCTCACTCCAGAGTTCGTCCCTTTTGAAGCTATTATGTTTTTAGGGTGTGTTCCAGTTTTGTCAAACAACAAGTATACCGGAGCTCTTAAGAAAGAATCTATAGAAGGTTCATTAATGTACACCTCAGATAATCACCTCACGTTTAATCAAACAGTCAGAAGCGCCGTAGAACAGGCTTCTCAGTGGGGCAAAGATTATTATACATACCTCTGTGCGGAGGTGAATAACGCGTATCGGAAGGAGGGTATACCCCCGATGCGTTTCGAACCGTGGGCATCCATGTTTCGGATACAGGCTGGGAGAGGTGCGCTTGTACAACGGTACAGCATATTGTCCTCCTTGTCCTATTACCCGCGAGTCCCCGCTGTTACTCTTCCATTACAGATTGGGGAACCACAAGTTAAAATCATGACTAAAAACAATATTAAGATTTTAAATGATGAAGAAAGCCAAACAATTAAAAAGACCAAAAAGAATATTTCTTGGCACGTAGGGTTCGAAGCCCAGGGGAATATTTCTTCCACTAACGTCTCTTATAATTATGAGAACGTTGTTGGTGATATCCCCTCACAACAAACAGTTTCAGTCACCAGCAAACCCAAGAGTGGGTTGAAGGCTAAAGCCACATTACCAATGGATAACCCCCCCCTCAGCGGGGGTTCTGTCCCTATGGCGCCTTTTTTCCCAAGCATGAGTAAGAGTGTGGGAGTTGAACCAACGGTCTCGTTACAGTATGACCAGTCAATGTTGTTTCGGGAACCCGCGATGGAGTGTGAAGTCGGAGATATGGGCATTGAGAGTATCTGTGCGAGAAGAAATTACGCGGGTCGCTTTCCATGGTTGGATTCAGACGCTTCTGGCAAGGTCGTAGCTACGATCCCCTTAAACTCTGTTTTGTCGCCCTCTCCCGGGGTCAAATCTGGACCTGGTGTCGTTCTACTCAATCAGTTCGTCTTCTGGCGCGCTGATATTGTTCTTGACCTTTTCGTTCCGAAGACAATGTTTCATTCTGGTAAATTACTAGTCACCACTGCCTATGGAGCTCCCTCTTTGAATGTTTCTGAACTCAACCGTTTTATCAATGTCGAATTGGATTTTTCTGGTGAGAATATGTGGCATCAAGTTGTGATACCATATCAGGCTGCTACAGAATATCTCAGAACATTTGAGGGAACAGGAGCCCCTGATATTATTCAGGACTATTCCATGGGCCAAGTAGTTATCTCAGTTATGAATGAACTTGTATCAAACGGCGCCGTAGCTTCTGGACTTGGTTTACACATCTTTGCTAGATACAAAAATGTTCATGTTTATGAGATGAAACCCCGCCCTTGGATGAATATGTCCACCGACTTGTTCTATGGACCACCTACCATTCTATCGACCACAGAGGAGTCTAAGACTGAAATAAAATTGGAAGCCCAAGCCTCGAGCTCTATTGTCATAAAGGATATGCCGTCTACCACTGAAGGTCTGACCACGTTGGACACCAGGTTGGAGGAGGTAACAAATGACACGGAACCCTCTTCCACTCACGTTTCAAAGTCTATTACAGAACCTTTCTATGATTTTAAGTATGCTTTAGAGTCAAAAATACGTCGAGGAACAATTTCCTGGGCCTCTAATCAGGCTCAAGGTGCTTCTATAACAAAGATCAAAGTTCCTTGGGATATTATAACCACAGATGGATCCACGGCTACTATTCAAGATATGGCCTTCAATAATTATGTCTATTTTACAACCGATGTTGAATTGACTTTTCAGGTCAATTCAGCCCCTACTACGTTTGGGGCAATATGGATTTTCTGGGCCCCCTTGACTGCGGACACCGGAGCTTTTGATAACGCTGGAGCTTGGATCTGGGGTTTAGATGGAGTCTGGTTGATGCCTAACGGAGATACGACTGCTACTATGAAGATTCCATTTAAGTTTTATCGTAACGCTATGAATACTTATGCAGGTCAAGCACTTAAAGTGGAGACTTTAGGGACTTTGTATGCTGTTGTGCTGGAACCTCTTACTGGGAACACTGCCATTACTGCCAATATTACTTGGTTCTCTAGTTTTAAGAACTCTTACTTCAGCATAGTACGACCTAGAGCCTTGGCTAATCCCGAGGTTACAGAAGCAAGGCTTTCTAAGGAACGCCAAGAGTATTTGAGATCGAGAATACAAGAATTGCATGCCCAAGAAACATCGAATAAGATAGAAATTGAGAGCTTTGCAGAAGAACTCAAAAAGATCGAACTTGAAGCCCAATCTTCTGAGCCTGTCAAAGATGATACTGAAGTTAATGAAGCAACAGAACAAAAGGTGATGTCAAGATTACCTGAAGAGGCCCCGGAAAGGACTTCTAGGAGAAACATGGGCAGAAAATTTGAATTCACCCAGACCTCTCTTCTTGATGTTATGCGTAGGCACACTAGGTATGATCTGTACACTCTCACCGATTTTGGCGGTATTGGTTGGAACACGTCCGTTTTTAAGAATACGGGTATCGACAGTGATTTCAAAACTGTGGCCATACCAGTAGTCCCTCTTCACCGATTCGCTAAGTTCTTCAAAGGTTGGTCTGGTCATCTTAAGTATAGAATTTTCGTTCCAAAAGATGGTTTCTGTAGGGTATCTTATGTCCCCGCCGGCAGTTATCAAAAACAGCCAGGTGGTAGTCCAGAAGCCATGACTGTCTTTGGAGACGCACAGGGTGGCAACGGGCAGAGTATTGTTGCTCCATGGGCAACTACCAACACGAAGATCGTTCAGAATGCACTTTTCAATATCGATAATCCATCTGAAGTAGCATACCCCACTAACACCTCTCAACATTGGATAGATTTTTCCATTCCTTTCAACACTCATCTCAACTTTTTGCCCACTGATCTAAACGAAGATTTCGGTACTACCTCCACTGGGAAAAAAGCAAACCTTTCCAATTTCATGAATGGGTACCTCGTTATAGATTTTGGAACCACATCCACTGCAGGAGTTCAGGATATACTTTTCTACCAGGCCGTAGGTGATGACTTTTGTCTACACTTGTACAAACCTGCGTATAATCAGACAACGGGCCCTGTTACTTATATAACCGGTACTAATCCATACTCCACCC